TGACGTGACCACGGGATATGTTGCAGTATAGAATGTCTCTGCATCGTCTACGAATGCGAACTCATCGAGATATAGTAAATTGATTGACATACCACGAATTGAACTTGAAGAAGTTGCGGCTGCAACAACTTTACTATCATTTGCAAACTCAATCGAACCTTTGTTAAGAATCTTAACACCAGGCTGTAAAAAAAATGGTACACTTTCTAACATAGTGACAAGACGTGCAATCATTTCCCTTGCAATTGCACCTTTGTTTGCAAGTATAGCAACAGTCACTTCGGGGTGAAATAGTAGAAACCATAATAGGTATGCACAAGATGTAATTGATTTACCACTCTGACGTGATGCAAGAACAACACTAAAACGAGATTGGTCATAGTGTTTTATTAGTTTATCTTGATAACCACGAAGTTTAAAAGGAACCATACCTTCGTCCAATGATATAATTTGCGTATAGTTTTCAATAAAATGACAGGGGTCATTAGAACACTTCATGTATTCATCTAACTGTTTCTTATCATATTGAACATCTATTCCCGCTCTTTTTATGAGTGGATTACCTAGATATCCTTCGTTTTTATTTAGAGTCATCTTGTTTTGATTTCTTTAGAAACTTTTGCAATTCTGAAGTTGAACCAACATATAAGTGATTGTGTTGTGTTTTTACACTTCCGTTTTCGTCTTCTAACTTCTTTAATTTGGTTTGAACGTCTAATAATTTCTCTGCAGTCTCGCCTACGGTCTTTATTAACTGACCTGCAACTTCGTATGCACGAGGGTTTTCCGTCTCCCTACAAACGTCTAAGATACCGTCAATCGCATCTTGTCCTCTTTCAACAAGACCGTATAAGTTCTCTCTAGTATATTTGTAATCAGTCTGTATATTATCAGATTGAGGGGGTTTTTTGATTACTTGTGTAGTCTTCTCTTTTATTTCAGAGGAGATATCCAAGACATCATTTAATTTTGAATCTATATCTTTTGTCATAATTAACTTGCATCGGTCACCTTATCTTCACTAAATGTTGAAGGTGCGCCGTCATCATAAAAAGTCACGGTTTCTGCAACCACGAATGTATCGCCTGGGTCTACAGAACCTACAAATTTCAATACAGTGTCTTCACTTATAGTCACTGCATTACTTAAAACTACTGCAAGTCTATCACCTGCAATAGAGGAAACAGTTGGGTTTGTTGATAAGTTTGTTCCAAACACCTCGTCTCCTACACTTATCTTACTATTTATTGCAGTATCAAAAGTCACTGAAGTAGAACTAGAAACTGCGTTTGCAGTTTCACCGAATGCAGGTTCGTAGTGTTTTACTTCTTTCACTAGACCTGATTCGTCTATCTGACTTGTTGTAAATAATCCAGTTGCACTGTTTATATAATCTCTCTCAATTACATTTTTAATTACACTACCAGTGTAAACAGGGCCGAAGTAATTGAGTTTCATTGTAAATTCTAATGTATATTCAATCACTCTTCTTTCTTCAAAAGTTCCTTCGTATTGGTCTTCCATATTTACACTATTCAATATAATTGGAACGTCTCTATAGTCGGTCATAGAATCAATCATTTTCATAGTGACTGTATATTCGGGTTGGAAGTATGGTAAAATCTGTTCTACAATTTGCAATGCATCAGACATATTCTTTGCAAGAATACTTAAACTAAATGTAATGTTATAAGGTGCAGGTTGATACTGATAAGAACGATTAGTTCCGTCTGATTCTAATGTAGATTTTTGGTGTCTAATTAATTTATTTTGTTGTCTTGTTGCATCATACTCAAATCCTGAAATTTGAAATGCAATTCTAGGTAATGATATTGCAGTTCTATTACCATCAGTTAGATTGGGTTCTTCTGCAAGTCTCTGTAAAAACTTCTGTTTAGGGCCGTATGATATAGGAACTTTTTGTTCAGTTAAAATTGTCCCATCTTCTTTGATTTTCTTTACTGTAATATTATTGAATAGTGTTCCAAAAATGGAGACAGCACGTTTTGTAGTTTCATTATAAAAAAATGTACCAAACATTATGTGACCTCACCGAAAGGATTTGTCTCCGAGAAGTCTAAGTAGTTATCTGCTTTATCTTCAAATTCTTTATTTTGTGAATTACCATCGTTAGACATTGTAAGGATATCTGTAATTGAACCGATTGTATACGATGCACCATCTGTTGCACCAACAAGAGTATCACCGACTTGAAGTGTTGTAGTGTTATCTTTAATTGTAAGTTTTCTGTCATCAGGTGACCATGATACAACCTCTCCAACAACTGCACTGTTAAGAGTAAGGTTTTCATTTGCATAGTAAATTCCACTTCCACCCGAGTTCATTGTCATTTCTATAGTATATGCTTGTTGGTCTTCTACTAGGTCTATGTTTATATTACCAGTATCAAAGTCTTCACCACTGTATTCAAATAATTCACATTGCAGTTTAAATACAAATAATTTACCAACTTGATAGAAAGGATTTTCATGTTCTACAAATTTAACTTCAAACAAAGAACCACTTAATGGAAAGTGTATTAAATCACCTTCGTTTGGTCTTAGAGAAGTTGCAAGGTTTGAATCTAACGAAATAAATCTCTCCCAACTTCTAAGTGATATAATAAAGGTTGCAGTATCCCTTACTTGTACACCGAACTTACTGAATAGGTCTCCTTCTCCTTCAAACCCGTCTGTATTTTCTATATACATTTCAACACTATATGAATCACCAAATTTAGATTGTACGTCTTCACCTAAAATAGAATCTTCCTCTACAATCTCTCTTGGTAGATAAAATGTTTCATGTCCATACATTCTAAGAGACTCAACAACTAAATCCTCATAAAGGTGTTGTTCAGTATTGACTGCATGGTTGAAAAAAACGTTTGTTGGCATATATCTATCCCATTAAATCCATGACTGGCATTTCAAAATTCAGTCTAGATTCTTCTTCTAATCTTATAATCTCTTCTTGTGCTTCTGTTTTAATTTGTTGTGCATCAAGTGTCACACCACCAGGCAGTGCAATACCTTGGAACTTAGAGAGGTTTTCCCCCCATTGATATTTTACTTTAGCAGTTGCATATTTCTTTAACCACATATCGTTGTATACATCTGTAAAATCTGTTGGGTCTATCTTCCTATAACATTCAACTATAATGTATTCTCCTGCACTTAACTTCGCAGTTGTGTAATCTAAATATAATCTATTTTGATGTGCATTATATCTAATAGGAACTTGACCAACCAACATATCATTAATTAGTTTTATGTGTTGTTGAACTTGTGAGTAATACAGAATACTGGTTGAAGTTAAATCCCATAGGTCATTTAATCTTAATTGATATTGTATATCAAACATACTTGAAGTTTGACCTGAATGAAAAGGAAAAACTCTAAGAACACTTATAACATGTTCAGGTAGTGTAATATAACTTTTACTTTCACCATATGATTGTCCTGCAATCGCTTGTGTTCCACTTGTTGAACCTGTAAGGGTATCATTTGTCCCAAAAGATGTAATCTCTTCTGCAGTTAATTGGTGTTTTAAATATGTCTTAATATTACCATTGTAATGATATTCATGAAAGTATTGTAGTGCTTCATCAATTCTATCATCCAATTGGTCGTCATCTACATTAATTTCAAGAACAGGAGCACCAAGAGCCCTCTTAATATACTCTTTTAATGTACTTTTTGAATTTGGTGATGCCATAATATTCCTGTAGTAAATTTGTGTCTACTACTATTTATACTAATTGGGAACCTATTCTTGGAAGTAAGTCTTAGATTGGAGTCTATCTATTTTTTCGTCTATTCTAGTCATAGTAGCCATTATTCTTTCAAAGTCTGCTTCAATTTGGTCTCTTGTGACATATTCTTTAGCGAGTTCTTCTCTAGTTTTGTTTACAAGGATATCAAGTCTCTTTTGTTCAGATAAAATACTACGAACTAGAAATCCTAAAGGTGCTAGAACGAATGTTAATAAGAGATTCCAAAGTAGATGTGTATCGATTACTATTTCCATACTACTATTTAGAATAGTTAATCGGTTATAATGTCTCCATTTGGACGAATGTTATAGACAAATTCATCATCATTATAATTGTTTATATTACCACTATGTCCATCAGGTGAAGTGTACTTCATTTCGATATTGAAGGAAATACTATATCTATCTTTTTGAGTAGGATTTGGTTCAACCATATGCATGAGACCACTTGGAAATAAAATAAGTTTACCACTTCTTGGTTCAAATCCTTTACTTGTTGCAGTTCTAGGTGAGTTTGGAAAATCTGCAACTACTTTTGGATGAGTGTCAATCATTTCTATATGACCTTCATCACCGTCTGCCTTTATATAAAACACACCACTATACCAACAACCATTGTGTAAGTGTGGTTTGTTCCATGCAAGGTGGTCATTAATATTCGCCCATGAATTACCGATATGCATTTGTGCTTTGTGTCGGTCTAATCCATGGAAAGGCCATACTTCGTCATAGAATGTAGTTTGTATTCTATTCATTAATTTTTGAAATGCAGGATTAGACTCACAACCATCATGTGATTGCCATCCAGTATATGCATTTGAAAGTTTTCTACCTTGTGGGTCTTTTCTTCTCATACCATCCATAGTATCTACAAGAAGGTCTAAGTAGTTTTGGTCTATTCCACGGTTTTCATCTAGATTGGAGTCTAGTAAATCTCTTTCAAATACGTAAGTTGGAAATAATAATCTAACGGACATCGAAATCAAACTCCAATTGTGTCTCTTCTGATTCTTCTTTATTGTGAAAAGGACATTCAGGTGGTGGTGAATCTTCCTTATATAGTTTACCTTTCGGTTTCCAATATCCTCTTCTACGATATGCACCAAATTCCTTTACACTATTTTCATCAAATTCTGTTAATTGACTCCACTCTTGCATAGATTTATTAGTTGGAACTGTTCTATCAAACTCTGAAGTTCCAGTTGCACGATTGTCTATCCAAGATTTATGTGTATTTACTATATAGGATGCATTCCATTTTTCTCTTTTATATGGTATAATTTGACAAAGTGGAGTTCCCTTTGGTATTACAAAAGAGTGGTCTACTTTCGGATAAAATATAATTTGTGCATTATCCATACCAACATTAAAAGTGTCGGTATCGATTATACCCTGCCAACATGCAAAGTGATTATTTTGAAATAAAAATGGGTCTAAGTAAAAACAAGAATAACCTTCAGGTGTTTTGATATTCCATGGGTTTCTCATTTTAAATGCATCTTTAATTGGTTTGTCTTCACCCAAATATTCAAATGCATCTAAAGTTTGGGTAATAGGGTGACTTGAGGAGTTATAACCACTATCGTGTGGGTCATAAGTTGCAAAGGTTTTTTTACCTTTATCGTCTCCACCTATACCATTTATTACATGTATATCTCTATTTGATAAAAGTATCCAACCACTCTTTAACCAATCGTCCATTGCAGGACATGAACGTATAGTTTGTTGAACCATACCTCTAGTGAGTTCTCCTGCCTTTGCACGTTTCCACCAATCAGGCTGAATAGAACTTGCAAGGACTGGTTTAAAGTCCCTTAATGTTTCTTTATTATATGTGTGAAACTCTATCGTTGGCATGAAAAAATTCTTCCTCGTCTACTAATCTTACTTCGTCTCCTCGTAAAACTAGAGACCTTCTATCAATATATCTTGCAGATGATGTGGGTGCATCTGCACCATGTGGTATTCTACCATCAAATATAATCAACCTGTTTGGTTTAAATTCTATTTCTGCAATTTGGTGGTTTTCAATATGTTCTTGTCTACCGTCTAAACCTTGTTGCATTTCATTATATAGTCTTAATTTACCACCCCAATTTTTATTCCAAAATTTATTAGTGTAATATAAGAATGATAAATTCCACTCATCTTCATCTTGACAATCTGCGTGAGTTGTTCCTTGTAAACCTTGAGTTTGAGAATTAAGTCCCATATATTGAAATCTTACCCACTTAAATCCAAACTCAGTTTGCAATCTTCTGTTTAGATAATATGGAAATATAGTATGGAGTTTATCCATATCTTTTTCTAATTTCATACCATCTCTGAAATAAGTTGCACCCCAAAAACTATGGTGAGGTAAACCTGTAGGACTTCCACTACTGACTTGATTAGTCTTAGACCATATATTTTCTCTTACAATGTAATCGTCAAAATGATGATGTAGTTCGGTTGCAAGATAATTATCTAAGACATAGACATCTTTAAGAGGTAAGTCTTTTATTTTGAAGGGTTCATCGATATGAACAACTTTTACGTCATCAAACATATACTACCTTTCATGGTCGGGTAGTAATGATGCCTGAGGTAATTGATTTAGATAATCTTGTATTGGTTTTAAATGGTCTTCTCTAGTTGCAAAAATTTCATTTACTAATTGGTCGTAGATTACATATTGTGAATCTGCAAACTCTAGTACTCTTCTTGCATTAGACCTATATGGGTGATTTGAACCTTCTCTACCTGCAAACGTGACTTCAGTTAAATCATCAAATCCATAGTTATCAAGAAAATTTGCAATATTACCTTTTACTTCGTCAACTAAGTCTTGTACATATTGATTGTTTAATGTGACTCCTGCAGGAGGTTCAGAATTTTCAATATAGTTTTCTATAATTTCTTTTTCAGGATTTGTTAATGGTCTTTTGACTTGGTCATCAAAACATTTATCATCATCCCATTTTTCAATTACGATTTCTATATCATCGTATACTAATACATCAAAATCAAAACCTAGTTCAGGTTGGTCTGTATTATCAAACTCGTATTGTAAACCATTAGGTTTTCTAATAATAAGTTTTTGGTCTTCCGTGTAAATTAGTGCGTTCATACTGTTATTATACCTCAATATTGATTAAATTACAAGGGTAATTTATCTTTTACTCTCTTGTAGTATTCTAAATTATTTATGCGACTAGAATCCATCCCATCTATCCAAGGGCCTCCTCTAGTGTAGTGAACTGCAGAGAAATCCCATTTTACTTCAGGGTCATCATATCCTTCAACAAAAATATACTTTTCAGGTATTGGAGATATCTTATCAGTCCATTCAAACTGATGTAATTGAGCACCAGTCCAAGTGTTCACAACTTCAGGTGTAAGTTTTCTACAATCCTCATGACCATTGTTAAAGAACATCATAGAAGACCACAACTTACATGGGTAATCTATATTCACTTCACCATCAAACTTAGTTTCATCGTGTTTCATTTGTGGATACTTAATACATGCAACTGCATCATCTGTATTTAAATAATAGAACATAGGAAGTAGAGATTTGTTAAAGATAAAATCATCATCTATAAACATACTAAATCCTTCGTAGTTCTCTAAATATGGAATTAAAAATCTACTGTATGTAAACCATGTTGATTGATTTGCATATGGTCTTGTATATTCAGGAATTTTTGATACATCTAAAAATTTAATTTCAGGTACAAACTTATTGTAGTCTACAAATCTACCTCCTCCGATAGATTTTTGTATACTATCTAAAATAGATTCTTTACATACTTGTTCTAAACCATTGTGTCTACTATCATATCCGATGTAGATGTTTAGTGGTTTACCTTTAGATAATTTTGTGACTTTCTCACTATGTTCCCAAACATACTTTCTAAAATCTACATTACTGAAATCGACTTGAAACTCTATGGTACCCATTGTCCATATTGCAGACAATCCTTTATACTTTGGTTTTCTTTTACCATTTAATACTTTATCTTTCCAGTATTCTAAACATTCCTTGACACCGATTGGTTCTGCAGGTATAATATCATGTGTATCCCATAATAGTAATTCATGATTAGGGTCTTCCATTTCCTCAAAACAACCTGACCTTACAGAGCCTGGGTGAATCATTAATTGTATTCTATCACCCGAACTTTGTGTAAGACCTTGTATAGGTGCCCATAAACCTTCTTCTTGAATACTCTGTATCAACCAATGTCCTTTTGCACTATGATAATACATAGAGTTCAATGCAATTGGAAAATCTTCTGCATCAAAATCACCCGACTGCAATTCTTCTCCTGCATAGTCTTTTATATCAACCTCTTTATCTGTTAAAGGTTCTGATACTGCAAATTTAGTAGAGGGAGCACCATGTTCGTTGATAGAACCTGATGTATAAATTTCGGGTAAGAATCTATGATATGAGTTTGCTTGGAATCTTAAACCTTGCCATCCTATTAGTTCACCACTTCTTCTTAAAGGTTCTAAATCAGACCACTTACATAACTTAAGGGGAGGCATGTTTTCAAACATGTATTCTAGAACTTTTATAAATTCTGAATCATAATCGATATTTTCTAAATTATCTAATTGACCTAAATGCCACTGGTCTAAGTCTCTTCTTTCCTTATGATTAAGGTCTTTGAATGACTCGGGAAATGTTAAAAATTGTTTAGTTTGCTCTAGAGTTTTGAGTTTGTCCATAATATAAAATATCCTCTTTACACGTATTTAGTGTGTTAAGAAGATATAGGTGTTCCTGGCCATGATTGTTGTAATGCACCATCCCATCTAATCACTGGTGTTCTACCTTGTCTAGCATACGTTGCAGGTTGTCTGTTCTGATATGTAAACGGTGTTTGACCTTGTCTTGCATATGTACCAGGCTGTCTGTTTTGATACGTAAACGGTGTTCTACCTTGTCTTTCATATGTACCAGGCTGTCTGTTCTGATATGTAAACGGTGTTTGACCTTGTCTTTCATATGTACTAGGTTGTCTGTTCTGATATGTAAACGGTGTTTGTGCATTCACTGGATTCTGATATGTTCCAGGCTGTCTATTCTGATAAGTGAATGGTGTTTGTGCATTCACTGGATTCTGATATGTTCCAGGCTGTCTATTCTGATATGTGAAAGGAGTTCTACCTTGTCTTGCATATGTACCAGGCTGTCTGTTTTGATACGTAAACGGTGTTCTACCAGTTCTTTGATATGTACCAGGCTGTCTGTTTTGATACGTAAACGGTGTTCTACCAGTTCTTTGATATGTACTAGGTTGTCTGTTCTGATACGTAAATGGAACACGATAAGATACTGGATTTCTATAAGTAAATGGTGACCTATTATTATATGTAAACGGTATCTGATAGGATACTGGGTTTCTATAAGTGAATGGTGACCTATTCTGATATGTAAAAGGTAATTGGTATCCTACAGGGTTTCTATATGTAAAAGGAGACCTTGCGTTATATGTGAACGGTAATTGGTATCCTACAGGGTTTCTGTATGTAAATGGTGACCTATTATTATATGTAAAAGGTTGTCTCGCATTCGCAATGTAAGGTACACGATATGTAAATGGTACCCTATAAGTGGAAGGTTGTCTTGCGTTGGCAATATATGGTACTCTATAGGTAAAGGGAACCCTATACGTAGAAGGTTGTCTCGCATTTCCTATATTTGGTACTTGATAATTTCCTATTGCCATTTAAATTATTCCTAGGTTATTTCCTTTAAAATTCCTCTTATGTCTCTATATTTGTTTTCTATAGTTCTCTGACCTTCAGGCATTTCATCTATAGGATAATAATATGATTCTCTGATAATATCGTTTGCAATCAAAGCTTCATGAGTTTGTAGTGCTTCTGTTGCAGACTCCATATCGACATCTGAACCCACTGTAAAATTAGTTAAATTTATTTTTAAGTCTAATTCATAATCAACACCATTTACAGTAATCTGATTTAAAGGATTACTTTGAAGGTATTGTATTCCGTTTTCTGTAATTATTTCTACTGACATTTAATTCTTCCTCATTATTAATAAAGTGCTAACGACATTGGTTGATACGAACCTGCAACATAACTTGGGAACGAAGAACTTGGTATAGTCCATGTATAATATTTGGTTCCTGCATATGGGTTTGTACTTGCAGTTCCTG